CGCCAGCGGCAGTGTTGGATGAACGACAGGTTCGGTAATGTCCAGTTCGGGAACCAGGCCCAGGCGTTCGCACCCTTCTGTGAGGACCGCTGGCTCAAGCAGATTCCCCCAATGGGTGTTTTCATTGCCTTCCCACTCTTTGCCCTCGCCCTGCTTCTCAGCCCACATTTCCAGCAACTGTTCGTTGGGCGTCTTGTACGGCGATAAGCCCATGACATAGGGCAAGATACTACAGCTACACATGAGGTTTGATGTTAGTTTACCGACCATTTTATCTTGTACCCCCCATGTCGCTGGCGTGGGCCGGACCCACTTGGTTCTTGACGGGAACCGTTACCCCCGTTTCATCCCGCAGGATGTCCGTGACCACGGCCTTCAGTTCGTTGTGAATGTGATTGATGCGACGTGTTTGGCAGCGGGATTGAGCGACTTTCAAATCACCTTGCAATGCGGTATAATCCGCGTATTGGAAGAGGTTCATCACAGAACCCCCAACATCGCGGCGCCCATGATCGTCCAGGCATAGACCCCTAGGAGTAGGCCCGCAAACAGCGTAACCCCGCCCAGCATTTTCAAGATTTTGATAAAGAAGTCGGTCTTTAGATAATATATATTATGCGATTTAGGTTGATACATAGTTCTTCTCCTCTGCCAATCTGATTAAGTTTCGCGTCTGTCATGGAATAACGACCTTAGACCGTACACATACGACATATCGTCACGGGCAAAATTCTCCAGGTCATCGTTTGCTTTCTTTAAAACAGCCTTCGCGGTTAGCACTTTTTGGATGTTGGTAGTACGCTTGCCAGCAATTTCATCAAATATTTTGGCAAGGTCTTCAAAGACGATGGCCGCAAACCGGATGTGATCGGGGTGCAGCATTGGTACAAGCAATCGCGCATGACCATCGCCAAGTTTCCGCACCACAGAACGTAATTCACGCCGTGATTTCGGATGGTTTTGGTCATACTGCTCAAGCCTTTTTTTAAATTTAGTTGCCATCTGTAACTGCTCTACTACATTTCTATCAAGTTTTTTTTGGTGATTTATATCAACAATTTTAAATGTCAACTATTTATCACCTTCGACACGATCAATGATGGCTTTCACCTGTTGGGGGTGCCAAACAGGTTCACCAAACACGGCCTTGTCCTTGTCGATTTGGCGCTGCCGTGCGCGGGTCTGAACGCCACGCCGGGTCAGTTCCTTCGCGATTAGCCGCATGGATGTCATGCCAAGCTGGCGGCACTGCACGATCTCAGGCCAGACACTAAGCGCATAGGCGTCGGCCCTGGTCTGCTTGACCTTCTGCCCTTCCTTCTGCACCTGGTCCCAATTGTCGGACCCTAGCTTGGTCAGTTTCTTTTGGCGATTAGACGACTTGGTGGCATAGAACCCGTCTTCCGCGATGATGCGCTTCATTTCAGCGCGGGTTTTTTTGACCCTATCGCTGATCTGTACCCGCTCATACTGGGCCATCGCCACAATGATGTGGATAGTCAGGTCAGACACATGCGGTTGATCGGCACACACAAACTTGATGCCCGATTCCATGAGCCGGGACACGAACGCCACTGAGCGGCTTAGTCTGTCCAGCTTGGCCACCAACAGCGTGGCGCCGTGCTTTTGACATAGCGCCAGCGCGGCATCCAGTTGCTTCCGTTCCTTCTCCGATTTGCCGCCGCTCTCAACCTCAATGAACTCGCCTATGACTTTCCATTTGCCGCCATTGAGGTAGTTGATGCACATTTGCTTTTGTGCATCGATACCCAGGCCGTCAGCGCCTTGCTTGGCGGTGGACACCCGAAAGTACAACACCATCGGGTCATCCGTACCGCCGCCATGCTCATACACGCCGCCATCGGCAAGCGTCGTTGAGGCTTTTAGTTCTTCTGTCATCATTCCCCCCCCTTCTCTTTGAACTCGCACCAAAAGTTCAGTGCCTTTTTTAGTCGGATGAAATCTGCAATATCCTCGCGATCTTGCTCATCAAAACGATCCGTTTCTTCCATGCATTCGTTCAGCATTTCCAGATCGTATGCGGCTGATCCACAAATATCGTAGATCATGTCGGTCTTATTTTCACAGTATGTGTCAAGATCACAGATGGTTGTTTCCAAGATTTCTGCTGGAATTTTCATGCCGCTTGGCACAACAGCGGTCAGTTTTTGTGCCATTTCCAGTTCTTCAGCTTCTTCCGGCTCATGTCCTTCATGCAAATTCAACCATGCGTTTTCAATTACGCCGTCAATGATGCTGATTGCTTGTTTGTAGTCCATCACTCCCCCCTCTCTGCCAGAATTTTATTCACAGCCCGCATATTAGTGATTGCAATAACCGCTTCGCATTTTGGATGTTTCTTAAAGACCTTTTTAATGCGTACTGGGCAACGGGATGACCACCTGTCTTGCATCAACCAACGGGGGATTCTCTCACAATGAGGAGGAATAGCGCGGCGTGTGGT